GTTATATTCCCCCAGTCTATTTTTAAACAGTTGAATAAACCTGTTAATGTTGGAATTGTCCCAGCCATTGACGGAGCTGGATTTGTTGCTGTTAAACTAACTCCTGTAGACAATTTGTTATAAACATCTCTTACATATACGATAAAGTTCATACTTCTGATTGCTGAAACATTATCTTCTTCATTCATTCCATAAGTATAAATAAAAGACTGCTCAGTAGTTGCGGCAGTACGTTTTAACGTAGTTCCGTTGTATATCTCTATAACAAATTCTTTAAACCTATCTTCAAATTCATATTCCCAAACTATTTCACAATTCTTACCTGCAAATTCATCAGAACCGCCACCATCACCATCAATAGTTTTTAAATCAGTGATTGGTGATAATGCATCGGAGTCTGCGTATATTATAGTAAGTGAAGTTGAGACCCATACGGAAAAACTTGATAAGGAAACCGATCTCACTCTAAAATAATAATTATCCCCTACTATAGGTTTTATATTATAACTATTATGTTCTGTAATCCCTGAAAAAAACCAGTCCCCATCTTCCTCCTTAGATTGTATTTCATATCTGTTTACTCTTGCGTCATCAGGGTGCGACCAGCTAAATAAAGCGCCAAAAAGATTGTTTTGCCCATTATCATAAGAATATTCTTCTACATCTAAGTTGGTGGGTGGGGACAATGCCCCTTCACCTACATCAGAATAATGTTTATCATCAAAATAAATACCAGAATCAACAGCAGCGAATTTGTTCTCATCATATAATAGGGCCTTGACACTGACTATGTTTTTTTCTTTAAATGTTAAATCTATAATTTGAAACTGCATCTCATCAAAAGAATCAGAGTTAATAGAAAATACCGCCCAATTTTGAGGGACATCCTCTGCGTTAATAGTCGTTATTGATAATGTGTCTGTCGCCCCTGCACTATTTAATATATCGGTTCTTACTATTTCTCCAGTAGAGTTTTCTGTAACTATAGTATACGTTTTTCCAGCTTCTATAGTTATTTTTCTATCTAAAATAATTTGAGAAATAGTCGCTGATTTAATTCTACCGCCTAATTTTTTTGTTATATAATGATCATCATTAACTATAATCACATCTCCGGGTATTAATTGAAAATGATCAAAAGAAGCGGAGTATGTAACAGTAGTGGTTTGTTTCAATTCAGTGTATAGATACCATTTACCATATCGTATTGCTTGCGCTCTGCTCGTACAACCATACGCCGCTATGTCTTTAGTGTTATATCCATATCTTGTAATACCCTCTTGATCTTCAATAACCTCGACAGCTAACTTATAAAAATCACCCGGATCATTCCAGCTAACATTAATACAAGTTGCCCTTTCATCTAAAGAACTACCTGTATATTGAAACATTCCTCCAACAACATCGGCATTGCAAACTACTTTAACAGGATCTTTAACTCTATCTTGCGAAAGGGAGGCTAACCCAGTATACCAAAAAGGTTTAGCCCTGAATGTAGATGCCAAAGAAGATAAAACAGACAACGCTTGTGATCTCTTTGAAATTACAGAATTGAAAGTGAATCTTGGTTCTGTGCCACCATTGCCATCATCCACCATAACATCGCAATTTTGGGCTATAGTATATAACTCCCATTTGTCTATGTAATGGTCACCATCACCAGCATCTTTCTCGAATCCACATCCGTATCTTTCTGAATATAATAAGTCATAATAAATCCAAGCTGGGTTATTAGTATAACCTACAGTGAAAGTACCATTCCAGGTACCTGTATATACTCTTGTTTCAGGATTGTAATTAGAAGGGTACTTAACTTTAATACCTTTAATATGATATAAACGTGTCGGAAGCTTGCCCCCGAACTGTTGAGCGTCTGCCACGAATCCAACAATGGCCGTGTCTAAATAAGGGATCTTCTCATTAATTAATTCAGTATAAGAACTCCAATGAATATTGTTAGTTAATCTTGTGCTATTGCTTGCTATTGTTATTCTTTCTAACTCAATTTCCCAAGGGCCTGACCCATAGTCTGACAAAGGAGGAAGTCTATAAGATTTTAAATATTCAGAGGTGCATATACCAAATATGTTCTTTGTATCAACTAATGTTGAATTTATCTTAATACTGAATTCAACACCAGAAGGTTTAGTTTTCCCACTTTTTGTTTGGTATATTAAAGCGGGGATGCGAACTGTTACCAGCACCTCATCAACATTAGTATTGGTAATATTTTTTGTTACAGGTGTATCATATTCTAATTCGGTGCTTACTGTATATTCTGATTCAGCAGAAGATCCGGGAATATGCTCTTGGCTAACTGCCCCCTCTTTTAAATATACGTCGATCCCTTCAAAAGAAGAAAGAGGAATAGTGTTTATAAGGACATCAGCGCCAGAATCACCTGTGGCAAACCCTTCTATTTCACCTTCGCTTATAACATCAACTATGCGAGCTACTGAATTAGAAATCAGGGTGCTAATGCCATGCTTGCGAGTGTCTACTGAGGGCTCACTCCCTTTTTTCCCTTTTATATTTCTCATGTTATATCACATCCTCGTTTCTTATGCTGGCGCTCACTATTGTAGAACCGCACATACATTGCCCGTACACAAGAGGCACCGGGCCGCCTTGTTCTACGCTATTAACTCCTCCTTTAAATAAAAAACTGCGAGCATCATCCCTATCACTGTAATCTTCAAGCAGAGGCGTTAAAAGTTGTACTGCTCCTCCAGCTATCATCGCTGCGCCCGTAGTTAATAAAGCCATGTTCCCAGTCAATGATCCCACAATAACAAGTGAAGCCCCTATCACAATTTGAAACAACCCCCCAGCTTTACGTCCTTCCGTGACTGGGGCTAAATGAAAATCATTGTTGTTGTTGAACCTTAAACATAATTCTTGATCTGATAAATGATTGCTGTCTAAATCTTTACCGACAACAACTTCAAACTCATCATCTCGTATAGAAGATTCCCAATCTTTAAAGTTAGCCTTCATTGCCTTCATTAGTTCGGATATGCTAAACACATCGAATTCTAAGGTGCTTCCATACTTTTCAGCTAACCATCCATACAAATGGACTGTTCTCATTTTACACCTCTTAGCCTAAATATATTTGTTATATATTTTCTATATCTACCTATAGGTTCCCTGTTAGATAATCTACCAAACATATGATGAAGTATTAGGTCTCTTCCTAAATATACGGCAGTATGATTACAGAAATGGCCTCTTATCTTAAAGAATATAAGGTCATTCTCTTTAATATCATTTAATGATACTTCATAAGCATCTTCTTTCTTAATCCCATCAATTAATATATTTTCTGCCGGTTCAATAATATTGCCTTTATCATCTTTTTTATGATTCCACCATTCCATTTCTCTAAGATGTTCTAACATTTTAACGCTACATTCTTTTCTGTAATAATCTCTAACCAAGCCATAACAATCATATACCCCATGTATGAATGGCCTGCCTATCAAATCTTGTGTAGGTAATTGATCTCCCCAGAAGATCATATTAGAGTACTTGCCATTCTTTAAAAATACTATTCCGAAAGGTATCTTATGTTTTTGTTGTTCTTCTTGATCTGCTTTACTTACCCAGTTACAATTATTATGTGAATGAACAATACATTTAATTTCACCTTGCGTTGAGGCATGAATAAAATCTTTGCCGGATAGTTTAAAGTTCGCTTCAGGTTCACCGGCTTTGTTTATAAAAGGAATAAATCTATCGTCTACAATAAACCCACACATCTCGTTGGGAGATTGATCTTCAGCATGTTTCTTTAAATCCAATAAAATATTATTATCAAAATATTTATTCATATCTAAAACCTCGTTCTGGCAACCATCGGGAACGCTCTTGTAGGTAATTGATCAGAATCTAAGGGGTATCTTAGTTTACAATCCGATAGTTTTCTGCCACATACATCTTCAACAGCATTTGCAGTTGGTGTGCCATCGAATTCAAAGTAAGAACTGCCTGTGTAAGGGCAAGATACATTAGTATAAATAAATCCACCGTCATAATGCCTATACGTATGTGTGCATGTGTCTCTAAGTATTTGCCTTTTTGGTATTTTTAGATTGCTTAAATCTATCTTAGCAGCTAATTCCCACTGAACTATTTGTTTATTTTGTGCAACTTTTTTGTGTATTATGTATATATCACGAGGGAATTCTACTGTGGGGTCAGCAGCGGGCTCACCGTCTAAATACTTAGAC